TTTATTGCTCGTGAAAAGAACACAAAGCTAAAAGACCTTGAGCAGATGCTAATTAATACTAAATTGGAGGTAGCTCGTGATAACGTTACTAAAGCAGAAGTTGACAAAATTACTGCACACATTGACCAACGCTTTAACAAACTTGAAGCAAAAATTGACCAACTTATTCAGAAAGGGTTAGCAACATGAAAGAATCAAAAATGATGGTTAAAAAGGAAATTGGGTTCATGAAGAAAAAAGGTGCACCCAAGTCCATGATTAAACATGAAATGAAAGAAGCCGGCATGAAGAAAATGGCTGCTGGTGGTTCTGCCTCCAAGCGTGCTGATGGTATTGCCGCTAAAGGTAAAACTAAAGGCACCATGATTAAAATGCGCATGGGCGGTAAGGCTTGTAAGTAATGTCGAAGGTTAGACCCACTAATCCTCTTGATCAGCTTGACTTAGGGTTTGGCAGTGCTGAAGACCTTAAGGCTAAGAAACAGAGTCCAGCTAAAACTGGACCATCTGTGTTTGATGCCAAGCTAGAGGATGCTGCTACTAAACTTCGTGAGCAAAGAGCTCAGGAGTTGCTTAGGAAAATGAAAATAGATGAATCTAAAGCAATAGTTAGATCCATTGGTGATGAAGTTCGGGCTGATAAAGCAAAAGAACTTGGGCGAAAAGAAGCGGGTAGTGGGCGTGCCATTTATTATTCGACAGATCCTGCTGGCAGTAGCAGTATGGGTATTAAAAAAATGCCAGAGTTTCGTAAGGGTGGTAAGGTAAAAGCGCCTTCTGCTTCTAAAAGAGCAGATGGTATTGCTCAACGAGGTAAGACTAGAGGGCGGATGGTATGAGAACTAGCCGTGGTATGGGGATTATTAACCCCAAGAAACTGCCTAATGCAAAATCAATGCCCCGTAAAACTGTTAAACGAGATGGGGATGAACCGGTTGCGTTATATGCAGAAGGTGGCAAGGTTTCAAAGGTTAACCAAGCTGGTAACTATACGAAGCCTGGTATGCGTAAAGCTTTATTTGATAGTATTAAAGCGTCAGCTGTGCAAGGTACTGCGGCGGGTCAGTGGTCAGCTAGGAAAGCGCAGCTTCTAGCTAAACGTTACAAAGAAAAAGGTGGGGGGTATAAATAATGGCACTTAAAGAACCAGATCCAAAGACTCAAAAGGGTTTAACTAGCTTGCCCGAAGACGTGCGTAACAAAATGGGTTACGCTAAAAAGGGTGGCTCCACTAAATTTATTCAAGCTGCTATTAAGAAACCCGGTGCTCTACGTAAATCTTTAGGCGTTAAAAAAGGCGAAAAGATCCCTGTTAAAAAGCTTGCCGCAGCTGCTAAAAAGCCTGGCAAGATGGGTCAACGTGCAAGATTAGCGCAGACTTTGTCTAAGTTAAAAAAATGAAATGGTCCGACAAACGCAAAAAATCAGTCAACTGCGAGAGCCCAAAAGGGTTTTCGGAGAGGGCTCATTGCGCTGGACGTAAGAAAAAATTAGCTGGGGGCGGTCTTGCAAAAAGTCAGCGTTCTCTTAAAGCTTGGACCGCTCAAAAGTGGACAACTAAGTCTGGGAAGCGTTCAAGCGACACGGGAGAAAGATATTTACCAGAGCGAGCAATCAAAGCGCTGTCTCCTGCTGAATATGCAGCTACAACAAGAGCTAAGAGAGCAGGAAAAGCTGCTGGAAAACAATTTGTCTCCCAGCCCAAAACGATTAAAAAGAAAGTTAAGCCCTACAGGAAAGTGATATGAGCACAAGCGGCGAATCAAATTTTGACCTGCAGATACGTGAGATCGTGGAAGAAGCGTTTGAACGCTGTGGTTCCGAGCTTCGTACTGGCTATGACTTGCGTACCGCCCGTCGTAGTCTTAATCTTTTGGCTATTGAGTGGGCTAATCGTGGTATCAATCTTTGGACTATTGAAGAAGGTCAGATTGATTTAACCTACAACAACCCAATTTACCCATTGCCAGTCGATACTATTGATCTGCTGGATCAAGTAATTCGTAGAAATGACAATACAACTAATCAAATTGATATTAATATCAGCCGTATTAGCGTTTCTACCTACGCAGCAATACCTAATAAAACAACTACAGGCTTGCCAATTCAAGTCTGGATTAATAGACAGTCAGGTCAAACTAACCTGACTGCTGCCACACTAAGTACAACAATTAACTCTTCTGCCACCACAATTACCCTAAGTTCTGCTGATGGATTTGGTACTTCTGGCTTTGTACAGATCGGTGCGGAGATCATTGGCTACACTAATATTAGTGGTAACGACCTACAGAATTGCGTTCGTGGGCAGTCAAATACAACGGCAACTGCGCACACTGCAGGAGCAGCTGTGTCGGTAGTTAACCTACCTGCTATCTATGTTTGGCCTACCCCAGACAGTTCTACCCCATATACTTTTGTGTACTGGAGGCTACGTAGGGTGCAGAATACGGGAGACGGCGGCACATACACCCCCGACATCCCATTTCGTTTTCTTCCATGTATGGTTGCAGGATTGGCATACCACCTGTCCTTAAAGATCCCTGATGCTATGAACCGCACAGAGATGCTTAAATTAGCCTATGAAGAGCAGTGGACCATTGCCGCAGGTGAAGACCGTGAGAAGGCTTCCCAACGCTTTGTTCCTCGTGAAATGTATATAGGTAGCGGGGGGTACTAGTGACCACCAAGTTTACATCGGGTCGTATAGCGATATCGCAGTGCGATAGGTGTGGATTTCGCTTTAAATTAAAAGAGCTAAAAACCCTAATTATTAAGACTAAAAACGTTAATATTAAGGTATGTAAAGAATGTTGGGAGCCCGATCAACCGCAGTTATCGCTTGGTTTGTATCCAGTTAATGATCCACAGGCTGTACGGGATCCTAGACCAGATATAGGGTATTACGAAGCAGGTACTTCGGGATTGCAGATTTCCAACATTCCAAGTACTAATGTAAATTCACTTGGTTTCCCAACTGTGGGTAGTCGAGTGATTCAGTGGGGTTGGAATCCTGTAGGGGGTCCAAGAGGTATTGATAACCCGTTAACACCAAGCACGTTGACTATGGCAGGTGCGGTGGGTACGGTAACTGTAACAACAACTTAGGAGTTAAAAATGGCAACAACTAAAGAAGCACTGAAAAAACATATGGCTAAAGGCGCAGGTGCCCACCCAGACCCAGACGTAAAAAAGATGCGTAAAGGTGGTAAAACCAACGAAGATATGAAAAAATACGGGCGTGGTATGGCAAAGGTTATGAACCAGCGGGTTTCATCCTTTACTTACAAAAAATCTGCCGGAAGGGGCCGTTAATATGAATAACGATACATTTTCGTATTTCCCAGCTGAAACAGCTGATCCTATTGGGAAGTACACGCAACCCAAGGCTTACACAGTTCCTCTAAACAAAGAAGACTCTGGGTATCCTAACAATGTACCTAACACCCAAACCCAAATGACTCGTGGCGGTAAAGCACAGACTAAGGGTCGTGGTCACAGTACAAAGATGGGGTAAACCCTAATGAATTACTCTACTCTATTTGAGACGATTAAGGGGTATGTTGAGAACGACTTCCCCTCTACTACTTGGACTGATACTGCCGGGACGGGCACTGTTACCTTTACAAGTACAGAACAGATTAATACGTTTATTCGTCAAGCAGAGCAGAGGATTTATAACTCGGTTCAGTTGCCTGTATTTCGTAAGAACGTGACGGGTAATTGCACTACGGGTAATAAGTATCTGAATGTGCCGACGGATTGGAAAGCAACATTTTCGTTGTCGGTCATTGATCCTGTGACGAATGCACAGACGTATTTACTTAATAAGGACGTAGAGTTTATTCGTTCGTGCTATCCAGACCCAGATACTACGGGTACACCAGAGTACTATGCTATTTTTAATGACGTAACGTTTATTTTAGGACCTACGCCAGACGCTGATTACAACAGTGAATTGCACTATTTCTACTACCCACAATCTATTGTGGACTCTGCAAATGGTCAGTCTTGGCTTGGAAATAACTTTGACCAAGTGTTGTTATATGGTTCGCTGTTGGAAGCTTATGTATTTATGAAGGGGGAGGCGGATGTCATTGCTAGTTACCAGAAGCGTTATGACGAGGGTATGACCTTGTTATTGCAACTTGGTGAAGGCAAGAACCGTCAAGATATGTATAGAACTTTACAAGCAAGGTATCCAGTACGATGAATTTCGATACAGTAGAAGGCTTTATGGGTGGCAATGTTATTGTGAAAACCTCACAGGGTAGAGGATTTACCCCAGAAGAAATTGCAGAACGTGCTATCGACAAGATTATTTATGTTGGCTCTAAGTCACACCCTGCCATTCGTGATCAGGCAGAAGCATTTAGAGAGAACATACAAAGTGTTTTAGTGTTTTACCTAAAAGAAGCGGTGCGCTCAGACCGCACGACCATTGCTAACCGATTGCGGGAAGCTGGTCACCCTGAGCTAACTTTTTTATTGAACGAATAGGAGTTTCAAATGGCTATTACTCAAGCAATGTGCACATCATTTAAAGCCCAGCTTTTACTTGGCGCACACGATTTTCGTCCAGCAGGTCAAGCTGGTGCGGATACTTTTAAACTAGCGTTGTACACATCATCAGCTTCGCTGGATGCAAATACCACTACGTATTCTGCTTCTAACGAGGCTTCTGGTGTTACTGCCGGTGGTGCAGCTTTAACCAATACAGGTGTTGGTACTACTAATACTAACTCTACTGCTGGTACAGGCTTTACTGACTTTAGTGATTTAACGTTCTCCAACGTTACCACTACCGCTCGTGGCGCTTTAATTTATAACACCACACCTTCGGCTAATGACAACGCTAACTCTGCATTAACTAACGCAGCTGTATGCGTGTTGGACTTTGGCGGTGATAAGACATCTACTGCAGGTGACTTCACTATCATTTTCCCAACGTTTGATGCAAGTAACGCAATCATCCGTATCGCTTAATAGCATATGGCGACAGCCAATTGGGGCGAAGGTGCTTGGGGGCTAGGCGCCTGGGGCGAAGGTTCAATCTCTGTTTCGGTTAACGTAACAGGGGTTTCTTCGTCCTCTTCAATTGGTACTGTAAGTGTAGTAGGACTAGCTAATGTAAACCCCACTGGTGTAACTGCCTCTGGGGATATTGGCACTGAAGCTGTAGCCGCTAAGGCTAATGTGCTTGTTACAGGCGTATCTGCGTCTGGTGTAATAACAAGTGTTACTACCGGCATTGGGGTTAGTGTTACTGGGGTTGTGGCTTCTGGGTCTGTAGGAGCCGTAATTCCTCAGTCTAATAACAACATATCTGTAACCGGTTTGCAAGCCATAGGTGCGTTAGGCGAAGAAGAAATAGATGGAAAAGCTAACGTAAACGTAACGGGCGTAAGTACAAACAGCGCTGTTGGCACTGTATCCATAACGTCAGAAGCTTCAGCATTGCCCACGGGCGTATCTGGTGGGACCATACTTGGTAGCGTAGTAGCCTGCGTCGATGAAGAGGGTTGGGGTGCGTATGGCTGGGGTGAAGGCACTTGGGGTGGTGGAGTTAATAAAGTATGCGTAATAGGTATCGCCGCTACCGTCAATATTGGGCAGATTAGGACGTCTCAATCAGTAACTCTTGTAGGGTTACAGGCAAGTGGATCTATAGGTACTGTACAAGTATCAGGTCAGGCAGTACCTAATATTACGGGCTTTGAAATAGTTGCAGAATTAATTGGCGTGGCTGTAGATGCCGGTGCTAACCATGGAGTTACCGGGGAGCAAGCAGTTTGTTCTGAAGGGGATGTAACAGTAACTGCTAAAGCTAACGTTGTTTTAGTTGGTTTTGATGTTACGGCTTCTTTAGGAACTGTCACAACTAGAACAGTTAATAACTTTAATGTAACCGGTGTAGAAGCTTCTGCGTTATTGGGTGAAGAAGAAGTAGACGCTAAAGCTAACGTCTTCCCAACCGGTGTGTCTGGAACGGGACAAATTGGCACCGCCCAAGTAGTAGGAAAAGCCGTAGTTAATGTAACCGGCGTGGCTGGTACGATGGGGCTTGGTGAGGTTGAGGCGGAGGCAGGGGCAAACGCAGTTGTTACAGGGGTAGCAGGAACAATTTCTTTGGGTAGTGTTGCCGTAAACAGCGACGCTAACGTATACTTAACGGGTGTGAGTGCAGTAGGTCGGGTTTCTAGACCCCTAGTCTGGGGCTTGATTGATACTTCGCAAACGCCAAATTGGACGCCGATAGCGGCTTAGGAGCAATAAATGGCAAGTACATATAGTAATCTTAAAATTCAGCTTATGGCAACCGGGGAAAACTCGGGAACCTGGGGCAACGTAACTAACGACAATTTGGGAATAGCCATTGAACAGGCTATCACTGGTTCGGTTGACGTTACTGTTAGTAGTGACACTACGCTAACCCTAACTGATACTAATGCGGCGCAAAACGCCCGTGCATTACGTCTTAATATAGGTGGTAGTGGCGGCTTTAATTTGACTGTCCCTAGTATCCAAAAACTGTATCTTGTTAATAACGGGACACTAGGCGCCGTAGTTGTTAAAAACGCATCGGGGTCAACTGTTACTGTACCTACTGCTAAAACAATGTGGGTATTTAGTACAGGTACTGGAGTAGTTGATGCGGTTACCCACTTAACTTCGCTAACTCTTGGGTCTGCGCTTCCTATTGCTTCGGGTGGTACGGGTTCAACTTCAACTACCTATGCTAACTTACAATCCAATGTAAGCGGAACCCTACCTATTGCTAACGGTGGTACAGGGACTACATCTACAACGTTTGCAAATCTACAGTCTAATGTAAGCGGAACTCTACCTATTGCTAATGGTGGTACTGGATCAACTTCAACCACATATGCAAACTTACAATCAAATGTATCAGGTACATTGCCAATTGCCAATGGTGGTACGGGTTCGACTTCTACTACGTATGCTAATTTGCAATCTAACGTATCAGGAACATTACCTGTAGCTAATGGTGGAACAGGCGCATCAACTTTAACAGCCAACAACGTACTTCTTGGTAATGGCACTAGCGCACTTCAAGTGGTTGCTCCAGGATCAAACGGAAATATTCTTACTTCAAATGGAAGTACCTGGGTAAGTTCTGCACCAGCAGCTGGAGGTGTTACATCCGTAGCAACAGGTAATGGACTACAAGGTGGAACTATTACAACATCAGGAACATTAAGTGTTGCTTGTCCCGGATTTAATACAGTAGGAAGTTATTGTGCGGCAATGATTGGCAATGTAGGTAATTTCAGCAATCAATGGTCAGCAGGAAGCAATTATTCAGCAGGTAGCGGAAATAATCAAGTAAGTACTTGGTATATAAGCAGGAATAGTGATCAGACGGCTGATAGTCAAAATTATCGGGAATATAATTTATCAGGCACTTGGAAATGGATGGGGGCAGGGCAAGGTAGTCAATCATCCCCTGGTATGGGCGTAGCGTGTAGAGTTTCTTAAAAAGGAAAAAATATGTTTACATTACAATATGCAAAAGACCCAATTTATAACAATGAAGAAAGAACTTCTATTCTTTTAACAGTTAAATGGGAAGAATTTGTAGAAGAAATGCCTTTTGGTGCTTGTTCTTTTGATCCTGAGCCTTGGGGAGTTGATTTATTTAATCGTGCAAAAGCAGGTGAATTTGGTCCTGTTGCACCTTATGTAGCACCTATTGCACCTACTATTGATTTTGAACCAACACCGACAAATGCAAACTGAATACTGCAAAGGCAGAATTTATCCTAATAGTGTGCCTGAGTTTAAAACAGTACAAAAACAAGATGGCACACTAGAAATGCAGGTTAGGTATCGTAATGATCCTATGGGTTATTTAGGTAAATGGATGCCTATTAAAAATGAAATAGAAGAATCCCAGGAGCAAAAATGATCTCAGAAAACCCAGCAGTTAAATTAGAAGACGGCACTAAAGTGTGCCGTCATACGGTTGAAGTTCTTTGTCCTAATTGCAGTCGGGACGTAGATGAGGCTGAGCTTGCTGCGCAAAAGTGCAACGATTGCGGGTTTGATTTATCTACCCCTAAACAATCTGTATCTGTCTGGGCTACTTCTGTACCTAAAGGCGGTACAAAGCTCTGGGGTGAGTAAATTGAATCATGTCAGACGAACTCGGATTGTCGGCTGGTGCCAAGGGAATCAGCGAGGGGATTAAGACTGGTCGAGAGGCTGGGCGAGAAATCGGTAAGAACATTGAGGATGTTCAGAAGGAAGCAGTAGATGTAGCGAAAGAACGTGCAAACGCCAAGATTCGTGAGCGCAGAGAAGCAGAGTTAAAGAAAGAACGGGCGATATTTAAAGCCCTTGAGGAGTACAAGCACCGCAAAAAGATTTCGGATGAAGAGTACAAACTAAGGGTTGATTTTATAAAGCAGCACGGCACCAAAGAGTGGCAAAAGGTGCTAGACATCAAGACCGAGATTGAGCGGCTTGAGAAAGAAGACAAGAAGTATTTTGACGCAGAGTTGTCAAAGGTTAAGTGGGTACAGTTCTGGTGCTTTATGGCTGCGGGCTGGATTGCTTATTACATGGTATGGGGGTCTAAAAAATGAATATGCAAGACATTATGAAGGCGGTTATTCCAATTCTTGTAGCCTGTATAGCGTGGCTACTCGGTCAGGTTTCTTCATTCCAAGAGCGTCTTACTAAGATCGAAGGCAAGATGCCAGCCCTAATCACTAATGAAGGCGTACCCACCGACAGCCCAATATCCGCAGAAAAACGTCATACCCTAAAAGCCGAGCTACACAAAGATATTCAAGACCTCCATGTGCGGGTCAAACTCTTAGAAGAAAGAGCTAAAAAATGATTACCCTATTTACTACCCTTATATCGTTCCTGTCAGGCGGTCTACCCAGCTTACTAGGGTTTTTTCAAGACAAGTCCGACAAGAAGCATGAGATGGAGATGGCTCGTTTGCAGACCGAACGGGAACTCCAGATGGCAGAGCGTGGTTTTGCAGCCCAAGCCCATGTAGAAGAGATTAAGACCCAGCAGATTGAAATGCAGACTCAAGCCCAAGAAAGAGCGTCTTTGTATGCCCACGACATCGAGATTGGCAAGGGTGCTTCCCAGTGGGTTGTTAACTCTAGGGCTATGGTTAGACCAGCCATTACCTACGGGATGTTCTTAATGTTTATGTTTGTAGAACTGTTTGGGTTCTGGTTTGCGTTCCATCGGGAAGTGCCATTTGACGTAGCGTTAAACCTCCTGTGGGATGACGAGACCCAGATTATCTGGGCAAGTATTGTTTCTTTCTGGTTCGGGACTCAGGCGTTTCGCTCAAAATGATTGGTCTTTACACTATCGTTAATTTGCATAATAGGAAAGCCTATATTGGTAGTTCATGCAATGTAGAAAATAGGTTTACCCAGCATAAGGCTATGCTTAATGGCAAATATCACCCAAACAGGCACTTAATGAGTGCTTGGAAAAAATACGGTGCAGATAGTTTTGATTTTAAAGTTTTAAAAATATGTGATACAGAACAGGATGCTGGTGATTTAGAACAAAAATTCTTAGAGTGTTTTTATGGAACAAGTTTGTATAACCTTAAAAATGAAGCGTTTGGCGTTGGGTCTGGTAAATCCCACCCTAATAAAGGAAAGCCGCTAACTGAAGAGCATAAACAGAAAATATCAAACACCATGAAGGGTATGGAACAAAAACTCCATACTGAACAAACAGTACAAAAAATATCTAAAAATCGAGCAAGATATATAGTAACAACTCCAGATGGTCAGTTTTATGGGTTTGCCAGCGCTGGAAAACACTATGGTATTAGCGAGGTTGCAGCTAAAAAAAGGTGCAAAATATTAAAATTTAAGTGGTCTTATGAAGGTATCTGATAAAGCCATCAAAATGATTAAACACCATGAGGGCGTCCGCCAGCGTCCATACCGCTGTCCCGCTAAATTGTGGACGATTGGTGTCGGGCATGTGCTCTATCCACGCCAAGGTGCTTTAAAAATAGATGAGCGAGATAGTACCCCACTGGAATACAAAGATGACCGTACCTTTTCGATGGAGGAAGTAGATGACATTCTTAGAGACGATCTTAATCGCTTTGAGCGAGGTGTTGAACGCTTCTGTCCTGTCAAGCTCACTCAAGGTCAATTCGATGCTCTTGTATCTTTTAGCTTTAATGTTGGTCTGGGAACACTACAGCGCAGCACCCTCCGTCAGAAGGTTATTCGGGGCGAAATGGAAGAAGCGGCAGAAGAGTTCTTGAAATATACGCTGGCTGGGGGTAAAGTATTAAAAGGCTTGGTCACTCGTAGAAACGATGAACGGGCGTTATTTTTATCTTAGGGTAAACCAGTATGCCATTTATAAAACTTAACTTTAAACCAGGGTTAAATCGAGATCAGACCAATTACTCTAACGAAGGGGGTTGGTTTGAGTGCGATAAGATTCGTTTTTTGTCTGGATACCCGCAAAAAATAGGTGGGTGGATTAGGGCTACCCCTAACTTTATGCTTGGTGTTGGTCGTCAAATGTGGAATTGGCTAACGACTTATTCTGATAATTTGCTTGGAATTGGTACAAATAAAAAACTATATATTGAAGTAGGAGGTGTCTTTTACGATATAACTCCTCTTAGGGCTACGTCTGTAAACGCTACTACTTTTACTGCCACTACTGGCTCTTCTACTTTAGTAGTTGTTAACTCTGGATCAGCTACTACTACAGGTGATTTTGTTACGTTTAGTGGGGCGGTGTCGCTTGGTGGCAATATTACCGCTGCAGTTCTTAATCAAAACTATGAAGTAACTACGATTAATGCTAACGCATATAGTATTACTGCCAAAAGCCCAACTACAGGGTTACCCGTACTAGCTAACAGTTCTGACGTTGGAAATGGCGGGGGTGCGGTAACTTCTAAGTATGAAATTGCTATTGGTAACGCTGGGAATACTCTAGGTTATGGATGGGGTACTGGGGTATACAGTGCTCCTGGTATTGGTTGGGGACTTGCGAGTGCTACACCTGTAAATTTACCGCAGCGTGATTGGTGGTTTGATAACTTTGATAATGACGCCGTAGCTAATATTCGTGATGGCGAAATTTACTATTGGGAGCGTGGAACTTCTACTATTGATAACGCTCTTTCAAATAGAGCTGTTCTTCTGTCTGGGCTTACTCTTAATGGGGTTGCTCCTAATTCTGTGCCCAATAAGGCAATGCAGATACTTGTATCGCAAAACGACAAACATTTATTAGCCTTTGGTGCCCAACCTTTTGGTGGTTTATCTACTGACTTTGACCCTCTTTTAATTCGTTGGGCTACTCAAGATCAGCCTAATGTATGGAACCCACTACCTACTAATACAGCAGGATTTATACGGGTTTCTCGTGGTTCACAGATTGTCCGTGCATTACCAACCCGACAAGAAATCTTAGTGTATACGGATTCTCACTTGTTTTCGTTTCAATATACCGGCACAACAGATGTGTTTAGTTTGCAAGAGCTTGCTGATAATATTTCTATTATCTCCCCTCGTGCTTGTGTATCGGCTAATAACGTTACTTACTGGATGGGGCATGATAAATTCTATGCTTACTCTGGACGAGTTGAGACGCTCCCTTGCACCTTGCGTACTTTCTTATTCCAAGACGTTGACTACAGCCAAGCAGATAAGATTGTGTCTGGCACTAATGAAGGGTTTAATGAAGTGTGGTGGTTCTACCCCAGTGCTAATTCAAACACAAATAACCGCTACATAATTTATAACTACCTTGAGAAAATCTGGTACTACGGCAATATTGAGCGCACTGCTTGGCTAGATTCCCCGTCAAGGGAGTTCCCACAAGCTATTCAATATGACAGCACCACAGAAATTGGGTATCTACTTGACCATGAAAATGGTATTAATGACGACACCTTGCCTATGGAAGCATATATTCAGTCGTCTGACTTTGACTTAGATGACGGAGAGAAGTTCATTCTTACTCGCCGTATGATTCCTGACGTTAACTTTACGGCTTCTACTTCTGCAACTCCAACGGTTAACTTTGCTATTCGTCCTCGGAACTTCCCAGGTAGTAGCTTTGAGACTGACCCGTTTGACAGCCAAAGCGTGGTAGAGAGTTCTATAGGGGTCTATACAGATCAAGTATTTATACGGGCTCGGGCTCGTCAAATGGCAATTAAAGTAAGTTCTACCGCCCTAGGCGTTCAATGGCAGTTAGGTAGCCCCCGTCTAGATGGGCGTGCCGATGGTAAGCGTTAATGGCTCTAGAGCGATTTAGGGCTCCCGCCTTACCTATACCGAATGCTGAGTATGATCAGAGGACAATGACCGACATTATTCGGGCATTACGTCTTTACTTTAACCAACTAGATTCTCTAACTCCCAATCAAGCCCAGTCTTATCGGGCAGATAACTTCTATGGTGGCGAGTTTGATGGCACGGTGATGACCGCTAATAACGTTGCTACGTCCACACTCACGGCAACTTATAGCAACGTGTCGTCCATGATGTCCGAGTTTATTCGGTCTAATGGCTTCCTAGGAGGTAACTTTGTTGGTGGCTCTTACATGGGCACTAATTTTTATGGGAACAGTTTTATTGGGCAAGGTAAAGGACTAAGTTTTCCGTACGGGGCGTTTCAATCTGATCAAGATCAAACGACTACAAACAATACCGTTACTCAAATTACTTTGAACGTCACAGACTATAACAACAATATAACTAATAGTTCTGGGAATATGACAGTAAATACTGCTGGGCTATATAACTTACAGTTTAGTATTCAATTTACAAATACCGATAATTCAGCCCATGAATCAGTTGTTTGGTTAAGAAAAAATAGTACAGATGTGCCTGGTACTGCTAGTCGATTTGATACCCCTGCTAGAAAAAGTGCTGGTGTTTTTAGCTACGTTATTGGGGCGTGTAACTTTTATATAAATGCCGCTGTAGGGGATGTAATTAAACTTTACTGGGCTACAAATCAGGCTTATCAAGTTTCTCCTCCTGTCGACGGAGTGTATTTACATGCTGAAGCAGCTACTACAACCCCGCCAGACCCATATCCTTATCCAGCTATACCTTCAGTCGTTGTAACCCTTACTTATGTGTCGTCTTTAACCACCGCTGGCGATGCCAATAACTTTGAAGAAGTAGCCCCAATTAGCGTCATAGGATTTGGACAGATTGGCACTGTAATAGTTAATACTACAAACACTATATAAATAAAGCCCTACATGATAAACTTTCAACAAATTACCAATACGAGGCGCGTATGAGCATTAGACAACTTAGTTCAGAGGTTGCAAAACGGGGTCGCTATGGCGACACAATGCTCATTCACGTTAACCCAAGAGAAGTCGCTGGGCTACAGTATTTAGGCGAGAAGTACGGCGCAAAGATGACAATTAACCCGGATACGGGTTTACCCGAAGCTTTTAACTTTATGCGCTTTATGCCTATGATTGCTGGCGCAGCCTTATCCCCATTCATTACCCCTATGGGCGCAGCCGCAGTGGTTGGCGCAGTAGAAGGCGTACGGACAAAGAGTCTAATGGGCGGTCTAAAAGGCGCTTTGGGAGCCTACGGCGGTGCTGGTATAACAAGTAGTTTGGCTAGTTTTGGTGCAGAAGGTTTAGGACAACAAGCACTTCCTCAGTTAACGGAATTAGGAGCACCTTCTACAATACCAACAATAACCCCAGATGTTGCATCAAGCCTTACTTCTGCTGATACTTCGGCTTTAGACACTTTGGCATCTCAACAAGGAGTATTCCAAGAAGGGGCTTCTCAACTTCCTGGGTCTGGTTCTCTTGCTGCACCGGCTACCACAGGCCCCGCTGCAGTGACTAGAGCAAATCTACAATCTGGTATTGAACGTGCCTTTACAGACCCCAAAGCTGCTTTTAACGCAATGACAGCAGATCCTATGGCTACCGCTTCTCGTGTAGGTTCCGCATTAATTGGTTCCCAACCTGAACCTGAGCCATATAAACCACCAGAAAAGAAAACTTACGGTTCTTCAACTAAAGCTGAACCATACAAACGTAACTATAGGGATAACCCTAACCCATACGATACATCTAGTGAGTTTGAATACTTCCAACCTAATGCTCTTTATGTAAAAGAGGGTGGTTATATTGGGATGCAGGCAGGGGGTAAACCACCACAAGTAGGTATTCCTGCAGGTTTATCTGACGACTATAAAGCTTACATGCAACAGTTACAGTTCATGATTAACAACAAGGGTTCTTCTCTTACATTGCCCCAATCTGCAACTCCTATTTCTCAACCAAAATTTGCTACGCAAATGACTTCAGGCTCTACCCCCAATGCGTACTATGCCCCCGGTGGTATTACACGTATTCAAAAAGAAGGGCAGGTGCGTGGTGATGGGGATGGCATGGAAGATAAAGTCTATGGAAATATTGAGGGTAGGCAGAAAGTAGCCCTATCTCGTGACGAATTTATCGTGCCTGCTGATGTGGTATCTGGGATTGGAAACGGTTCTAGCAATGCAGGTGCTGACAAACTATACAAAATGATGGACCGAGTTCGTAAGGCACGAACTGGGATTAAGAAGCAAGGTAAACAAATTAAAGGTGATAGATACGTACCCGCTTAACTATGTTACAAGTAATTCACGGATGTGATTTCTCGGACTGGATTTTAGAGCGTATGCCTGTTAAAAACGGGAAGCCTAAATGGTATTACACCATTGGTATTGGTAATGAAAAGAAGTTATTAGGTGGGGTGATTCTGTTTGATTACGACGGGATTAACATCTATTTTGGCGGTGCTAGTGACGGAAGTTCTAAGTATTGGTTGAACAAGCGTGTTATTGGCGAGATTGCAGATTATGTATTTAATAATCTAGGTTGCGTAAGAGTAACCGCAAGAACGCAGCCTGACAACGCCAAAGCTAGACGAATGCTAGAAAGTTTAGGTTTTAAGTGTGAAGGAATTATTAGGCAAGGATACGGTACCAAAGACATGTTGATTTACGGTATCCTACAAAGTGAAGCAATGCGCTGGATGAAAAAAGAAGAAGAGGCTATGGTATGAATCTACTAGGAATGAAACGTAAGCTGTTACCTTTGGGTAACGCTATGGATTCTGGTGGCGGAGGCGGGGGTGGTGGTCCACAAACATCCACTACTAATACAAGTAACTTACCCGAGTATGCCCAACCGTATTTTGAACGAGGCATGGAACGTGCCGAAGCTCTTTCTCAAGAAGGTTATATACCCTACACTGGGCAACGTATTGAAGGTTATAGCCCTCAGCAACAGCAACTATTCCAGCAAACTTATGGTTTACAGCGTCCTGGTGAATTAACAGGAGCTTCTCAAGCAACTGGAGCCGCAACGCTTAACGCCCTAGGAACTCAGTATGGACCCACTGCGTTTACTCCCGAGCGTGCTACTTCAGACATGTTTGGCATGGACCAAATGCAACAGTATATGTCCCCTTATCAACAGGGTGTAACTGATATTGCCAAGCGTCAGGCTGCTCTTGATGCAATGAAGATTCAACAGGCTACTAACTTAGGCGCTGCTCGCCAAGGAACTTATGGTGGTGCTCGTCAACTTTTGGGTCAAACTGAAAGAGAAAAAGCTTTAGGAACTCAATTATCCGATATACAAGTTAAAGGTCTACAGTCTTCGTTTGAAAATGCTCAAGCCCAGTTTGAACGTGATCAAGCTCGCCGTATGGCAGCGCAACAACTTAACATTGGTCAAACAATGGAGGCTCAAAAAGCCGCCGAACAATCCCGTCAGTTTGGTGCTGATGTGGGGTTACGTGGTCTACAAACCGCTCTTACAGGTGCTGGTCAACTTGGACAGTTAGGTAAAGATATACAGGCTACTGATCTTTCTAGATTACAAGCCCAACAATCTGTAGCAGGTTCAGAGCAAAGCCAACGTCAGAAATCTCTTGATATGGCTTACCAAGACTTCTTGGCCCAACGTGAGTTCCCATATCGTCAGCTTGAGTTTTATAACGCTATGTTGCGTGGCTTACCTGTTAAAGCAGATACAACTTCATCTAGTTATCAGGCTCAGCCTAATGTGGCTCAGCAGGTTCTTGGTTATGGTATTCCAGCCCTTGCCTTATCCAAGGCATTTAGTGCTGCTTAAGGAGTCAATATGGAAATGCTAGGACTTCCGCTCGAGGAACGTAAAAAAGCGTATGCAGGGGTAGATTTATCTTCCTTAATTACTAAGTACAACCAAGCCGAAAAGCAGGGTGATCTGCCTACTATGCTGGCTTTGTTAGACATTATTAAGGCTGCTCCTAAGGGTAAGACCCCACCCATGACTACCGTCAAAGATGACATTATGGCTCAAGCAATGCCACAGCCTATGCCTCAGATGCAACCTCAGGCTAGTGTTCCTGGGTTTGAAGGGGCTGTTACTGCGCTAGAAAACCAAGAGATGCCAGTTAGCGGTATGGCTAATGGCGGTCCAGTTATGAACGTGATGCGTGATGGTGACGCATACGACGACCAACCAGGTCGTGATGAATATGCAGAGGGTGGCGTTATTGGCATGCAAGATGGTGGCAGACCCCCACTTCCTCCTATGGTTGCGTCTTATCCTGTAGATGAAGATGAGCGCCGTAGAGCCATGATTATGGCGTCTCCACAAATGGTTGACTTTGATAGACGAGCTGTAGCTGGTCGTTTAGGTATGTCGTATCCAATCGGTAGAGAGTCGGATGTATCGGCTGGCTTGACTGGTATTGCTATGAGTACCCCTGAAGGTATGCGTGCTCGAGGACAATCTTACGATTTAGGAGCAGGCACTAAAGTAGGTCCTGGAACTTTACGGGCTCAGATTGAACGCAATCTGATGAACAATCAGAATAGATATAACGTTAACTACACAGTGCCATATGCAGAGGGTGGCGTAGTTAAGATGACTGCGGGTGGTATTCCTCCGTACAATATAGCCACTGCATCTATGGACGATTTAATTCGTTTTGCTCAGTTTGGTGATCCTAAAGCTGGAGAAGAACTGACTAGACGGCAGATGTCTGGGTTCCAATATCGTCCAATTAGTCAATTAAATACACCAATGCCATCTGGCGTATCCGCACAACAAGCTTTTGCTAACCGCCCAGCGGTGGCTCCTGGTTCTATTATGCCCGGCGTATCTGCACAACAAGCTTTTGCTAACCGTCCAGGGGGGGTCCCTGGTGCTATGCCGCCTTCTCCGTCTCCAGCGGTAACCCCCGGCGCTGCGGTACCCCCCGCCTCTACGACACCTCCTTCTTTATTTAGTAGAGCAAAAGATGCAGTAAAACTTGCTGGTAAAGGAATCGGTTTCTTAGGTAAAGCTACTCCACTTTTATACGCAGCTCAACCACTTGAAGCAAACGCTGGTGAAGCAGATGCTCTTGCAAAACTACGTTTGATTGATGGGTTAAACCTTACGGGTCAAGAGTTGCAGTTAGCTCGTGACTTGGCTATGTCACCTAAAGTTAGTCTTGAAAGGTTTACTTCAAAGTATTTTCCTGCAAGCACGGCGGTTGCTAGTGCTCCCCCTCCCCCTAGCGCTGGCGGGGCTGGCACTCCTGGTATTAGTAGTATTGACTTATCTGCATTTAAGCCACGCACTGCTGAGGAAGAAGTTAAACGCTCAGAAGATTACATAGCAAGTCAAGTGGCTGCTGGTAAGATTAGAAGTGAAGAAGACATTAAAAAAGATTTTGAAGCGTTTCGCACTGAGGGTAAAACCCGTGCAGAAGCAGATCGCACTGCTGCTAAAGAAGCTTTCAAAGAAAACATACTTCTTAACGCCGCTTTAGCTGCTCCTCAGTTCCTAAGAGGTAGAGGACTAGATCAGGCTACCGCTCGTTTTAGCGAAACATTTGCCCCAATGGCTCTTGAGACTGCTTCTCAAAAAACTAAAGCAATTAAAGAAGCTAATAAGTACGAGCGTGATTCTGACGACAAATTCCGTTTGGCTCAAATTGATATGGATAAAGCAGCTCGTGCTACTGCCGAAGGGCGTTTTGGTAGGGGTCAAGAACTTGAACAAAAAGCTTCACAAAATTATTTAGCTGCCCAACTTGAAAAATATAAAGCAGATATGTCGTATGCAGCTACAATGGGTTACGTAGATCGTGTAGTTGCTAAAGGGCTGGTTGACGCAGCTGCAGAACGAGTTAAAGGTTTACAACTTAACGAGCAGTTTAGGAAATTACCAATGCAAGACCAACAACGCATTATTAATAATATCTTGCAACAAGCAGTTCCTGGCATAGGCGGAATACAGACCAATAGACCTCCAATTCAAAACGTACCTGGCTAATATATGAGAATCGTTGAAGACCCAACACTGGGTAGATTGACGTATCCGGACTCTATGTCCGATGCCCAAATTTACGCTGATATTGACAATCGGTTAATGGGTCTTCTAACCCCCAAGCCTAAAACTAGCGCATTAGGTCAGGTTAAAGAAGTAGCTAAAGGGATTGTTCCTGGTATTGGTGGGGTAGCAGAGTCAGCAGCTACTGGTGTTGGTGGCTTTTATGCTGACCTTGCAAAAGCATACGGAATTGGTCCAGGTGCTGAACCTGTTGCTAAAGGTATACAAAGTTTAAGTCAGAAAGTAGCCGAGAGTCCTGTAGGTAAGTTTTTTGAACCTGGAGAAGGCTACGAAGTTGCACCTAAACTAGGTAGAGCGTTAGGTTCTGTAGCAGGTATTGCTCTTACACGACCGTTTGGTAGAGGTGTTCCTCTTTCTACTGGTGCTGCTATGGGCGCTGGAGAACAAATTGAACGGGCTGTTGAAGAGGGTGCACTGCCTTCACAACGTATGACAGCGTCTGTTCTTGGTGCAGCCACAGGTTTAACTGAGGCGTTACCTGTTGAGTTAGCGTTTGCCCGTGCTATGAAGTTAATGCCTGGTTCGGTAATGAACCAAGGCTTACAGATTGTTCGTAATGCCGCATTGACTGGTGGTGTAGAAGGCGCACAAGAAGCTGCACAAAACTTCTTACAGAATTTAATTGCTAAAAATGTTTACAAACCTGACCAAGAACTCATTGCAGGTGTTGGAGAAGGTGCCGCTTACGGCGCTGGTGCAGGTGCGATATTCCAAGCAGCTCTTGATTTAACGGTAGGACGCAGGGCAGTTCGGGCAACTCAGAAAGCCCAACAAGCTAAGAATCCACAAGAAGCCGCAGAGAAGATTGCGGAAGAAGTTGCTAACCCAGAACTTACCGAAGAAGAAAAGAAACAACGTCAGCGTGCCGAGATTCGGCAAAAGCAGCTTGACCGTGGTATCAACCTCATTGACGAGGACGACCTTACTACTTTAGGTCTTAAGCCAGGCAAGAAAGCTGAAGCCTACAACAAGTTGTTAGGTAAGAACCTTAGTGATCCGGTTGAGCTTGAAGCAATTCGTAAGACCTTTGATAACTATTTATCAGGCAACCGTCAGAAAATTAACGACATTACAACTATCCAGAAGGTGCTTGATAAGCAGATTGCTGGTGAACCCCTCAACCTGTTTGAGACTTTGGTTGTTAAAAATTACAACGGCGAGGACATTGACGCATACCTTGATGGCTTAATTACTAACTTACAGGCTCGTGGTCCAGCTGCCGTTGTACCCCCTACCCCCACCCCTCCCCCTACCCCCCTCACTAAAGAGCAACAACTTGCTCAGACAACTGAGCGTCTACGTCAGTTAGGGGTTAAGTCAGCTGATGAGATAGAAGCTGAAGCCAAGCAAGCTGGTAAAGAGCGTAAAGAGAGTGAGAGTCAACTAAAACAATTAAAGAAGCTTGGCGTTCCTGTAGAACAGATTACACGGGGTGAAGCCCTTGCTGGAGCACAGCCTGACTTATTTGGCGACATTACTACCCAACAGGGGATTCGTGGTACAGGAGCCGAGGCTGAGTTTGCCCGTCAACGTGCACAGTTTGAAGAGAATCTACGCCAACTTCGTGTAGCCTCAGGGGCTGCAGTTGCTGGTGTGCCTGATGCTGATACTGTGGTGCAGGCTACCGCCGCTAGAGTTAAGCAAGATATTGCGACTATACCGTTCTCAATCCCAGAACTGTTGCAAGTACGCAACTACATAATCCGTCAGGGTGCAGAAGTCCCTGGTGCTCAAGACTTACTTTTAGATATTGATAACCGTATCGCTGCATTGGGTGGTACCGCCCCAGATGAATCAGCACAGATGGAGTTGTTCCCACAAGAACAGGGTGAGTTACCGTTAGGCATTCAAGGTGAGTTATTTGAGCCTGCCCCTGCTGGCACCTTGCCTACCCAAGAAGTTCCCCAAGAAGGACTTAGTAAGGCAGGGCTTCGTGAGTTAGGTTTAGCTCCCAATAGTAAGACAATGCAAGATGTTGCAGGGAAGAACCTTACTGATCCGGGCGTAGCAGAAGCCATCCGTGCCGAATTAGAACGTGTAGTGCAAGCCCGTGCTAATGATCTAAAGAAAGCCGAAGCTAATCTTGCTATCAACCCAGACAAAGAAGCCGCCAATAAAACAGTAGAAGATGCCCGTGCTCGCTACTCAGATGCTCAGAATAATTTACGGCTGTTCCCAGCTTTAGAACAAGCACGCTTGCCGTTTGATACTGGTAGAGGTGCGGTATTACCAGAAGCCTTTCCAACCCCTACTCAGCAAGAAGAAGAGCGTCGGTTTAGAAGAATAGAAAAACAAGAGATTGAAGCAGAAACTGCCGCTGCTCCAGAAGTAACTACATCTGATGACATACAACAACTTATTGATACGATACGTCCTCTAAGAGGGCCCATAAACAAACCTCCAAAGACAGTAGGCGACAAAGTAATCTACCCCTACACCCCAGAACAAGCAAAGACTTATGACGACAGCTTAATGGCTTTGTTCCAAGCAGTTAAAGGACCAGGTCGGATACAGTTACAATTTGATGCCACTACCCCTCAAGCACTTGACCTTAATCGTGCCGTAGCTAAAGCAGAGGGGTTCTTACGTAACTTAAGTAAAAACGAACGTAGTCGCCTTGCTGCTAGATTAAAAAGAGAAAGAGAAGCAACTGCTTCTCGTGAGCAAGTTACTAAAGTAATGACTAAACAAGGGCGTGAAGAATTAGAAACATTCCCAGAAGAAGAGCGTACTGAAGAAGGCGGTATAAAAACTGGGTTGCGCAAAGATATTAGAGAACAAAAAGCAGAAGATGCTCGTGTAGCTCGTGCCCAAGAAGAAGAGCGCAGAGCTAAAGCAATTACTCCTTCAATACAAGTTAGAGCTGCGGTTACTGCCGTTTCTCAATATCAAGACCAAGCTCAAGACAAACTTAAGAAACAATTAAACATAACTTCATTAGCAGATATACGTAAACTTGCAGAAGCTTATGTAGGCATTGATGACAAACTAGACGTGCCTGGGTTTGTTAAAGCTGTAAGCGACATTCCTCTTAATAGGTTTAAAGAATTATACGAAAACGAAATTTTACGTATAACCAATATTGATATTCGTGAAACTAAGCGTAAAGAAACCGCTGCTTCAGAAGCTGAAGAAGAAGCTAAGCGCACAGAAGCAGAAAAGAAAGAAGAACAAGCTAAGAAAGATGTAGAAACTGCTAAGCAAGCGGTTGAGAATCGCATCGAATCTATGCCTGCCAAGCCGTTGGCAGATGTTATTGAAGACATTGTAGATATTGATGCTGGTAAAAACTACCCGTTCCTCCGTGCTATATCTAAGAGTGACGTATCTACGAAACTACAACAGCGTATTGACTCTGTGTTTGGCAAGGTAAAAGGCGAGAAGCTAACTGACGCAGAGATTGTTGCTGAAGTTGAAGCGCTTGAAAAAGCTGAAAAGAAAGCTGCAAAAGAAGGCAAAGCTGCTCCTGAAATATCTAAGCAAACTAAAAGACTTAAAAAAATATACGAAACTAATAAATGGGAAGTGTTTGACCTTGACCCAACGTATGTAATTTTGCGTAGCGGCGACAAGTATGCGGTTATTACCCCAGCACGCTTTAGTGCTAAAGAGATTGCGTCTGACTTTAAAGCTAAGTTCCCAAGCACTAAACCTACAGAAGTAAGCTCGGGCATGGCTATGAATACCCGCTATGTGGTGTTTACTGCCCCTGAGATTGAAGGTAAAGTGGCTGAGCCTATTGCTTCTAAACGTACCCGTGGCTTGCAGCGTCTTGCTACAGAACGTTTTGATAAAGCGGTGCTTGAGGTGCGTAACGAGATTGGTAAATCTACTTATAAAGACTTAGCTGATGGCACCACTATTGATCGCCTAGTAGAGAAGTTTGGTCTTGAAAGAACCGTACGTGCATTGATGGATGAAGCTGCTACTCGTGAATCTCAGCGTGAGAAAGTTGGCGAGTTCATGATGGACGACCGAGTCCTCGGTAAAGCTATGGAGTACCTCAAGGGTACATACGGTGTAGTTGTGCAGTTTTCGATGCCTAAAGGCAACAGACCCACAATTCAACCAAAAGAAAATAGATACGAACTTCTTGATGAGAACGGCAAGGTAGTGGACTCTGTTGAGTTTATGTCTCGCAAACTTTACGATAGCTTTACGGGTGATACACGAGAAAATGTAGTTCGTGATAAACAAAACGAATTTTTTAACAAAGATTTACTTGAACCGCTTCAAAAGAAACTATATAAGCTTGAAGAAGCTTTTATGGAAAACAGGCCGCTTACACGGTTAGAAGCTAATTTAGATAAAGCTATTAAAGATAAAGACAAAATAACTCTTGAAATGTATTTTGAACGTGGTTCTGCTTCCGATGTTAGAAAATCTTTACGAGATAAAGCTAGTAACGCTTTATTAGATTTGACTGGGATTAAACGTTCTTTGGCACCTCCTGGAATTGAACCCAACAAAGGGTTTTACGATAGCCTTGTAAAAGAAACAGACAAAAATACATATAACGCTGAGAAGATGTTAGCGGATGTATCTAAGTACGAAGGCAATACCGAAATAGGTCGTGTTGCTCGTATGCTTTTAAATTCTTCCGTCATATCTAAATACGAATTACAAAACATACATGTAACTCGGGGTAAACAAGGTGGTAGCTACTACGCCAACTTCTTTGAAAATGGAAAACGAAGGTCTTTTATTTCTATGGGTAGAGAGCATGTTGCACACCCAGAAACAGGATTGCATGAGATTGTGCATGGTTTAGCTGTATCGCAAGTTACAAGAGTTCAAAATCCTAGATATATAAGCACAGGTGCTGAATGGGAAACCGCTGCAGATAACTTAATTAATTTGTATAAGTTTGTAGATCAATACTTTATGACTACTCCGCCCCCAGGATACGTGCCAGGTACCACGATAGAAAAATTTTACGGTTTAACAGACGTAGATGAATTTATATCTGAAGCTATAGTTAATAAAGAATTTAAAGATTATCTTAAGAGTATATCTATAGCAGATATGCGTAAATCTTTAGCACCTAATCAACAAACCATATTTAATAAACTTATTATCGGCACCAAAAACATGTTCCAAGTGTTTACTAAATTGTTGCGTAAAACCTTGGGCTTACCCGATAGTTCCCAAACTGTGTTTGATTTAGCAATAGATAATATTGGAACTCTTATTGCTGGTACTCCAGGTCCTCTAATTACCAAAGGCACCATGAGGGACATGGACTCTATATCTCGGAAAGTTGCAACACCAAATAAGTATGGGCGGGATCCAGTACCCGCCGACGTTATAAAAATACTGGATAGTATTAAGAATAACCCAGCGCTAAACGTGCCCGTATTTAAGGGCAAGGAAGATGGCGTTTTAGCTATTAAGACGGGGGCATTGCCGTTTTTAGCGGTAAACCAACTACGTGATATTTATAGTAGTAACCCTAGATTAACTGAGTTAAAAGACTACTATGAGTCCACCCAACGCATGGGCGGATATAGAAACATGCTGCGGGAAAAGTATGCCAATGCACTTAATGACTTTCATAAAGTACGCAAAGCGTACAAAGGCAAACCCCTACTTGAACAGTTAGACGAGGTTATTAACGAGGGTTCCCGTCTTGAAGTAGACGTGCTCAAACCAAACAAAGATTACACAGACCCTGTTGCTAAGGCTGACCACGCACGCTTGCAGGCAATGTACAATAAGTTCCCAGCAGACGTTAAAACTTTTTACAAGAAATACCGTGATACCAACGAGTTTGTACTTGACGAGATTAAGAAGTCAATGATTGCCCGTGCTCAAAGCTATGTAACTGACCCTGCCGATAAAGCCGAAATCAAAGCGATGGTTGAGAAGAAGATTGACTCGTTCAAGGAGAAGGGTCCTTACGCACCATTGATGTTCTTTGGTAATAACTGGGTAACTGTGCAGATGGCAGAGGATAAAGTCCTGCCGTTCTCCTTTGAGACCCTATCTCAGGCTAAAGAGTTTGCCAAAGAAATGAAAGCTAAAGGGTATGAAACCAAGAGCTTTGAGTCTATTAAAGAACTTAAAGCCAAAGGTGCCCCCCGTGCAGGCTTCTTTAAAGAACTAGAGAAAGTTCTTGACCGCAATAGGGTAAACCCCAAAGCTAAAGATGAGCTGTATCAGATGACTTTAATGTATTTGCCTGAAGAATCTTTTATGCGTCAGTTCCAAAACCGTAAAGGTGCCCCTACTTATGAACGGGATGCCCTTAGGAACTATGAAGAGTTAGCCGACCGTGTGGTCCATCAACTGCCAAGAGCCCGTTACATGATCGACATGGACAACGCTATTGAGGCAATGAAGAATAAGGTTAAGCAAGACCCTGATGATGTATCAAGCCGTGTAGTTGCCGAGATTGAAAAGCATTACGACTCTTCAATCCAGCCTAAGATTAGCCCTGCAGCTACTTTCCTAGGTAATCTAGGTTTTGCTTGGTATATGGGTGCTAACCCATCCGCTGCGTTAGTTCAGCTGTTCCAAATTTCTGGTGTAACTGCACCGTATCTGTACCCTGTTTACGGTATTAACAACGTAAATTCTGAACTGTATCAGGCGGCTAGAGATTTCTTTGGTGGTAAAACTGAAGTTGGGCGGGGTATCTTTAGTATTAAGAACAACCCAAATCTAACCGCTACTGAAAAGAAAGCTATTCAAGAGCTATATGACTTAAACGTAATACCCCCAGCTGCTACCGAAGTTGGCGATATTGAAACTATGACGGGGCTAAAGTCTAGCACCCCAATGGAACGCACCCTAAAGAAGATCAACATGATCATGGGTTATATGTTCCAGAATGCCGAACGGTTTAACCGTGAAGTAACTGCATTAGCTGCTTTCCGTTTAGAGTACAACCGCTCTAAAGATTACGCTAAAGCAATGCAAGCCGCAAACGATACGGTAGTAGAGACTCAAGGTGATTACTCTGACGTAGGTACCGCTCGTGTATTTAAGCACCCAGCTGCCAAAGTATTGCTGATGTTTAAGAAGTTTATGCAGATGATGATCTATATGTATAGCCGCAACATGCAGATTATGATGCAAAAGGGCTTTACTCCTGAAGAGAAGCGGATTGCTCGCAACCGTTTAACAGGTCTATTAGCTGCATCCGCCATGACTTCAGGTGTTACAGGCATGCCGTTCTACTGGATTGCCGAGACAATTATGAACGCTATCGGTGATGACGACGACCCATACTACGATTTCACCACCAGCTTACGTGAGACCATGCCTGAGTTTATTGTGTCGGGTATCCCATCAGCCTTAACTCAAGGCAACATTGCCTCCCGTACTGGATTTAGAGATATGCCGTTAATAGGCTTTATGCCTGGAGTTGGCTCAGGTGCATCAAAATCAAGCGATGCTGAAGGCGTAATTATGGATACCCTCAAAGTTGCTACGGGTCCTGTAGGTGGCTTGTTCCTAAACATTGGTCGGGGTGTTGATCAAATTAACGACGGTAAAGTCTATCGTGGTCTTGAAACAATGGCTCCATCACAAATCAAAAACTTTATGAAGGCGTATCGTTTTGTAGATGAGGGCACGGCTACTACACTACGTGGCGATCCGTTGGGAGAAGTTACCACTTATGACGCAGCTATGCAGGCACTAGGATTTGCACCTCTACCTATTGCAACGCAGCAAGAAAAGAACAATGCTGTAGTTAAAATTCAAACCGAAGCGATGCGGTCTAAGCAAAGAGCCTATGCGCTGATTAATTTGGCTCAAGATTCTAATGACTCAGAAGGGTTTGACGACGCACTAAAACTTGTTGATGAGCATAACAAAAGGTTCCCAGGCTTTGAAATTAAACCAGACCAACTTATTAGTTCCTTAGAGAAACACGCCAAGCGGTCGGCTGAGATGCTTAACGGTGTGTACATTGAGAAGGGCTTGCGTCCTTACCTCAATAAAATAGCAGACTGAAAAAAACCCCGCTTTTGAGGGCGGGGTCTAAAGTCACTTCTCACGAAAGGAAAACACTATGAGATGTCTGCTGAACAATCTCGCCCTCATATTAACATAAAGTCCATATTCTGACCCCCAAAACGCCGTTTTCTATGCGGGTTCTAAGAATAAACTCAGGTATCTTATGGTACTTAAGCTCGGTAGATAGGGCGTTTTTAGCCCACTCTGTGTCTAAACACGGCACAAAAAGAGACGAAGGGCTACGTCTTCTAAGCCCTTCCCAATCAATTTCGTACCTAGCTCCGTCTAATACTAATACGTCCATTTCTTGATAGGTCCGTAGTCAGGGTGCTGGGCTACGTTATTTTCACCATACGTATGTATGTTGTAGCCAAGAGAGTGCATATAATCCAACAACTCCATACGCCTTTCCTTATACCAAGTTTTCCATGTCCAGGCTTCAAATATCACAGGTGGAAAGTTGTTGTCAGATAACGTCTTAGAAGCGCCGCGGAGTACTGCTAACTCCATACCTTCTACGTCTATCTTAATAAGCCGTATATTGGGTATCTCTAAACCATCTAGGGTTATCATCTCCACCCGCTCCGTATTGCCTATGGTGTTGCATTCGTACTGATTCATACGAACTTCTAGGTCTAAACTAAACGCACCGATGTTGGGTTCTTTCAAATAATCAGGCATGCCAATGGACACCACACCTGGTTTGTCCGACACTGCTAAAGGATAAGCTGCTGTATTTGCTAGAGAATTTAAGATTATGTTCCCGCAAAGCTGGTAATAAATCACCCGCTGCGGTTCAAAACAAAGATAGGTATGTTGTGGGAACTTCTTGGCAAGCGGTATCGTGTAGCTTCCCATATTAGCCCCAATGTCTAGGATAAATCCTGGCTCTTTCCCGCTTATTAAATGCTTGGAGAACTCCTGAAGTTCAGGCTCGTACCCCCCTGTACGCACCCCGTTACTAACGATGTCGGGCTTATCAAAGACGATATATTGGAGTTTGCCATCCCCTACTACATAGGCTCTAGGTAGACTCATTTGAGGTTACCCCCTGCTTTGATGATGTCGCCACCAAAGATGTACGTGCCTACGTGTTGTAGCTTAATAAACGGATTGGCGTGTACTTTACCCCCGTGCTTACGCCATAGTTCACAGAAATGATAATCCTCAGACAGCATACATCCCGAATCGTCAATGCTTAAACCAAAGAACTCGCTAGTTAAAGGCTTGACGTACTCTCCGTTTACCTTATGGGTCGAGGTGCGATATTCAGGGACATGGGGTGCTAACTTCTCAAATACCCCCCGTTTAATCATCATAAACCCTGTACCCCCGTGCCTGACTTCCACCATACCAGTCGAGTCGGTCTCAATAACTTCTCCTTGCTCTGCAGCAAAATTAAGTACAAAGGCACCAGCGTAGTCCTGTAAATTTGTCTTACCTTCCTTGGCGGCTTTTTCTACCTTAGCCCAGTCGACTTCTTTCTTAGGATAGATACCGCAGGCTATATCTTTATCTGCGTTTATTAAAGTTACTAAGTCTTGCCCCTCAAAATGAATGTCTGCATCAATAAACATTAAGTGCGTAAGTTCAGGCTTACTTAAAAAGATACGCACAAGTTCGTTGCGACCACGAGTAATAAGGCTCTCGTTGCCAATCTGAGTAAAGTAGGTTGGCACACCAATACGTTGGAGTGCGTTAATTGCTGTTAGGACCCCTACTAAGAAATGACCCGTGCACATACCCCCGTACATAGGGGTGGCAATCATTAGCTTGCGTTGTTCTTTAGGTGGTTCAATTGGTTTTACGTCTACTGGTTCCATGTGTTTTCCTTGGTTAGCAACGACCGTCGTCGTCTTTGTCATCAAAAAAGTGATGACTCTTAAGCTTTCGTTCTTTGATAATTTTTTTGACCTTCTTCATGGCTCTTTCTTCTATCTGAGATACATGCGCCCTACTCATACCAAGAGCATCAGCAATCTCTTGCTGAGTCATGTTCCGCTCAGTTTGCTTTTTCACCATTTCTCCGACAGTAACTGTTCCATTTGCCTACGTAGTTTAAAGGTTTCCATCTCTAGTTCTTTGATCCTATCTTGTAGCAGGTGTAGTTGATTGCGTAACATTTCTTCTCGATTCTCCTGTTCTATGAAGTCAGCTAAGGTTTTAACACTAGCACCGCTATTCACAATATGTGGGGGCGATGCGCTCTCTCTATCTTCGGTCGTAAAGGTGGTCATGTTTTAATCTCCTCAAAGTTATAAAACCATTCGTCTTTAGCACTCCATTTTGCGTGATTCTCAACACTATATACCTCAGTAGGTATTTTAAAGTCAGGTATTTTTAGCACGGCAGGTACTAGCGATACGTCATACCAAAGGCATCGGTTATTAGGTTGACAGGCAAATTGTCCGTTATCCAGCTTAATAAAGTTGTAGGACTTGTGCTCTTCTACCCCCTCTGAAAAGCTAGTATCTATACGATTGGTATCAGGGCTGGCAAAGTCAATGGTGAACAGGTAATTGCCAAAATGAAACTGCTTATCCTTGCCAAAGAACTTAACCTTTAAACCCCGCAGATTAGACTTCTCAATCACCGCCATATCATATGACAGGCAGTCCCATATTTGTAGGTGATCCAAGGGTAGGTGATGCAACGGGTCTACAAGGACTTCCTTCCATACGTAAGCACTAATTGGCAGTTTGTCATACAACGCCCCGTAGTTAGTTAGCATCGACTCGATACGAAACGCTTGACCCTTGATTGCCTTGGCAGTCATCCACACACAAGGCTCTAGTTCTCCATGCCCCTTCTCATGGTTGTAAAGAAACTCTTTACGCACAAAGCATTTGACGGGGGGTATGTTAGCGACTAAGAATGTCATTTCTCTTGTGCCTTTCTTAGTTGCTCATCAATGTATCTATCCAACTTATCTTCGCTTGGTATGCCTTCAGCTAAATAAGTTTCACGACCATTTGCAAATTCTTTTCTTAGCCATTGATAACGATTGGCATTTAAGAACCATCTGTTAGCCAAAGCTCGCACTTCAGCCAGTTCAGAGTCGCTTGTTCCGTTACCAGCAAACCCCATTTTTAACCCCTCGATTTCAGCTTGTTGCTGTCGTAGCATGGTGGCTGCTTCATCAAGAGTTTTTTCACCGCCAGTTTCCAATAAATCAGCTAATTCGTATGCGTTCATTTCTCTTGTGTCTTTCTTGCTTGTTTAATCTCTTCTAACATCTTTTCCATCAGGTCTGCGCAATAACCCATAAACGGAAATTTGGTTGTTCCATTAGCGACACTACGTGCCAGCCCAATAGTATTTTCAACTGTTCGTATGCTTACTTTTCTCATTTCTGAATCCTCTCCCATAACTCAGACAATGGCATCCCTTTAATCTCTCTCCACCCAATGTGGATACAGGCATACATAATGAACAGAAAGAACGCAAAGACTACGGCAAAGATCAGCACCGCACAGGTAGCGACAAACAGGGCAAACATATTAAGAACAGTGACGATCATAAATTTTTCCCACGTTTGCGAATGTCAAAGTTCTCTACTGGGTAGCGTTTTGTGCTTGCCTGTCCGTTACTTTGTTTCCAAATAACCACCACAGTCTCGTCATCCAAATACCAGCACCCGTCACTAGTATTGCCTGAACTGCCGTAGTTATACGACTTGCGTAAGGCTGGATATATCTCCCCCGCATATCTGCACTCTTCATCAGTCAGCACAATTTTACCGCCCGCTTGATTTGGTAGCGTAGCGACTACCCCACCCAGTGCTATAGTTGGGGCAAACAAAAGAACCGCTAATAGTTTTTTCATGATTCCCCCTAATGTGCCATCAAGATTATGGTTAGAACAAACAAAAGGAATGCAATGTAGACACGCTTAAACCAATACTCTCTATTCAGTATGCGTGGGTCTTGGATTAGATAACTTTGCAACTCCAGCATGTCATCGTCACGCTCTACGTATGGCGGGTTTACCAGCTTATTGAGATACACTTCGTTGCCAATCTTTATTTTGCCGTTGTTGTATGGTGTTGCTTTCATATTTACCTTTCAAAGTTACTATGTTCGCTCAAATCATTCCAGCACTTCCTACAAAAAGCCACACCGTATTTAGACTCAAGATAATCAACAGCTTTATCCATGTCGATAGGGTTTCTAAACGTGCATCTAGCTAAACAACGTAACAATCTTAGTACAACCCAATCACTTTCTTCCATTTCTTTCATTCGTCACCCCCTAAGAACTGTTCGCTTTTAACTTTCATTAGTCGTTTATCTAGTCCGTCTTTTTTTACAAACCCGTGCATCTCAAGTCGGTCAGAAGTTAAACATCTGCCACCCTTAATAACAAACATACTGCCTGTTACTGCGTCCATCATATACACAGTTTTATTCATGTCGGTCAAAAAATATACTGGGGTAACTACTCGTTCGGTGCCGCTTATATCAGCAAGGTATAAGTCCTTGTCTTTTAGCCATGTCTTTTTAGATGAAGATTTTGGTCCGATAGGAAAGCACGAATACGTAGCCGCACATAAATCGCTAATAGACTTACGTACCCCAACAGGTTTTAGTTCACTCATTCTCATCGCCAGCCTCCACTAACCTATTTAAATACCACTGTGCTTTTTTAAAGTCTTCCATAGCGTTACCTTTGTGGTCCGCACGGCTAAGATACTTCAACGTGTTGCCATGCAAGAATCCTTTGAAGGCTTCTGGAGATAGCTTAGCTTGCAGGTAATCAATCGTTTCTATACCCCCTACCTTGTAGTGTGGGGGTTGGTTTACTACGTCAACAGACTCGTCTTTATTATTTGCTGTTTTCCAATTCATTGTTTTCTCCGTCTAAGATGTCAATAAAATGTCCTCTGCTCGAATCCAACACAATGCAATATGATGGTGGAGTAGGGATGTCGGTGCCCTTTCCAAGGCGTTTCTTTTCGTTTCTAACGTAAATACCTTTATCCTTTAATTCGGAAATCAAGTCTTTGTAATACAACTGACGCTGGGCACACCAATTTCTTAGTTCTTCTACTGGTATAAAAGTCAGGTTGGTATCAGGCTCGTGGCGGATACGCAATTCGTTTCGTGGTTCACGGATGGCAGGTTTTGCCATGCCAAGTCGTTTGTCAATGCCGTCGTCAATAATTAAGATGTTGTTAATGTGTGTCCTAATAAAGTCAGATAGGATCATGTCATGGTCGGCTTTTAGGCTTTCCACGTCAGCACGCATATAAGTAACCATCTCTAGTGCCCATGCGTAGATGCGTTTTAAGTCATAGTCATGCAATCCCAACTGCTGAGCGTAGTGCCCACCTGACATAACGGATGCAATCAAGGCTGACCAAAAGCGTTCTTTGTTTGTGGCACATACTTCTTTATCGAACCGAGTCTGCACCTCGGTCATAAACTTGAGCATATCTTTAATGTTTGGTACTGCGTATCGCATATAAATCTCACCTGCAATACCGTAGTTATCAAACATCAAGGAGAACTGCTCGTCTGCGGTTTCTTTGGTTAGCTTCTCGTTACCAAATACTTTTACTTCAAATACCCGCATCAACTCGCCCTCAGGCAAGGACTTAATTTGCTGAATCTTCTCGTAGAACGATGCGTTACTACTGCCTAACACTATGGTTGCCCACTCTGCCATATTCAAACGCTCGGCATTTACCTGTGACTGCATACGGTTGCGTGGTCTTCCTAGTGTGATGGCATATGCGAAGTCCGAGAACTCTTCAGGTTTCATATTGGTAATCTCATCGACTGTAACGGGTAGATGACTCATAACCCCCAAGCGATGGAGACGTGACAGTTTAGTATCTTCCGCGTGAAGCATTAGCTTATCAGGGTGTCCATATACACTATTGCAGACTCGTAAGATGGTTGACTTACCTGTGCCCGACTCTTTAGATACGTAATTAACTAGCACCCCACGATGGTTGGTGAATTTAAATAATGGTGCACCAAACGCACATAAAGCACCGAACGCATTTGCTTCCATGCCCTCTTCCGCATAGCAGTTAAATACTTTCTTCCATTGGTCAAGGTCGCCCTTCTTACGAAGAAGCGGTGCGGTGTTTCTAGTAACGGTAGATGGTGGACAAAAGATCATACTGCCTGTGTCGTCTATCTCCCGCTCACCCAAGATAAATTTACTATCATCGTCACTCCAGCCAAACCTAACGCTGGCAACTTCTGATTGCATAGTCATTTGTAACTCCTTAGTAAATCTAGCGATGTAAGCCATCAATGCGTCCATCTGTTTCCCTGGCAACGCTACAACACCTTGTTTGGTGAGAGCGGCTCGACACCCGTCCTTCGACATAGCATCGGTCAAGGTCATAGTAAATTCACGAACACCATCTTTTGGAAGGTGCAATCTCAAACTCAACGCTTCTGAACCATCGTCCATGATGCGTTTAACTAGATATAAATCGTTCTCATAAATTAATGTTGGCTCTTCTTCATCGCCAAACGCTTCTCTATAGACGCCACCATTCTTGCCACGGAAATATGGGAATGGTAGTGACGGAATCTTAAATGTGACTTCCTCTTGGAATACTTCGCTCTTCTCTACTACTTCGTTGTCTTCTTCGCTTGCACGGGCAATCTCTGCCCCAATCTGTATTGGTGATGTAATCTGATTACGATGGATACAACCTTCACAACCACCTGCCCGTATCTTCTCAAATGTTGCACAAGTGTACGGTCCTTTAATTAACGCAACCTTATCTTCTGTATCGTGTGGGGTGTAGCCTGGGTGCCCCTTAGATACTTCGTGGATAGCTGTATCTGCGTCTTCGCAGAAAGCTGGTATTGATAACACCGCTCTCCACAATGGCTCTTCTAGCGTGGCTTGGTTCTCAATCATATGCTTGAGTTGCAAGCACCCTTTATCCTCTTCAATCTTGCGAACAATCGTAGAAAACCTATTGATGTAATTGCCCATGAGTGCCTTGGTAACGGCATCCATTGGTCTGCGTACTTTTTTGGGTACGGGTATTACTTCTCCAAGCTTCTCTTTTAGTTCCTCAAAATCGTATACACCACCCTGTAAAAGCACTTCTACTTTCTTGGGTTCGCTACCTTTATAGTTAAAGGTCTCAGGCACACGAAGGATTCGAGCCGAATCAGCAGTTACTGATGCGTCAGCTTTTAAATCGTGCAGGGCACATAAGGCTTTTAAAGACTCCGCAACACGATGCCACTTATCTATAGTTGAATCCGCAGACAGCGCCCAGTAGACGTGTATCCCGTTACCCGAACTTACAATCGTAGGTTTTGGTAATTTAAGTTCTTTGCAAAAGCGACCTAGGTCAGCGATTGCATCTTCCTTAGTGGGGTACGCTTTACCGTCGCCACAATCCAAGTCAAGCCAAAAGGCTTTGACTGCCATAGCGTTAGCTTGAGTCCGTTCATCAGGTGTGCCGTACTTAGCAAGCCCGAAGAATACATCCCAATTTTTTGAAGCAAATTCTGTTACCTTTGCTTCTACTTCATCGAGTGTCTCGACAAATCTTTGTTCTCGCAGTTTGCCTTTCGACATACCGACAACGGCGTAGTATCCCCCGTCGGCTGTAACTGCCTTTATAAATTCTTTGTTCATGGAAGGTCACTTTAAAAAGATTTTTTACGGAGTTTTTCTATTGCTTCCTTGATCTTTTCTAAGTAACGTTCCTGAGGTTTAGTTTTATTTAAGAACCAGTGGTAAACAGTTTGTCTTGTAACACCGAAGAATTCTGCAACATGGGATACAGGAATCTCCCTTTGTGAGCATATAAGTCCTAACTGCACCCACGGTAAAGAAGTATCCTGATCCTTGATGCGATCTACAAGTCTTTTTGTATATCCGATTTCCATATCACAAAGCGGGGTTGCCCCCGCACCCCCTATTAGTCAGCCCATTGATCAAGAACGTTCTTTAAATCCTTTTTAGTTTCAGTCGTTGGTTTATCCGACTTACGCTTAGTAGGTTCTTTTTCTTCAACTGCTGGCTTGGCAATAGATTCAGCATCGCTCTCAACACGATCTGCTTGAGCTACTGTCATAGTAATCGCAGACAAAGCTGTTGGAGATTTGCCCTGTGAAAGAGCTGCGTCTATCTCATCATCTGTCAACCAACGTACAGGCTTGAATGTTAAGCGTGGGGTAGCCGACTTAGTATCAAACTTGGCTTCAGTTACTACAACAGTGATGGGAGTGCGTTGGGCTTTTAGATACTTAGCATATGCTTGCATAGGCATACGATCTCCTTCGGGTTTGCCGAAGATAGACTGTGACGGTAGGGTTAGTTGATACACATCGCCCTTCATGTCGTTCTCAAGCACAACCGCTAAACGCTGGCTGAATCTGCAAGCACGGCTGGTGCCTTGACCTGAACCCTTAATATTCTGTGGGCAGTCCATACAGGTTTTTGCCTGTGGTGACTCGATTGAACTATCAGGGCTAACTCCGTCACCTGACCAACACGCTGGTGCCACATTCTTGCCTTCTTCGTATGTGCCTTCGTAGAAAGTCCGTGAGACATTTGGTGCCGCATTGACAATAACAAAGTTCATAGAACGGTCTTCGTTAACTGCAATCTCTTGACCGCCGTCGATTAAACGGAATACACCGCCACGAATTGAGATTCGTTTCGCACCGCTTGAACCTGCAAGTGATGTGGTGATGTCGTCTAGTTGACGATTTTTAATATGGGCTGGTACTGCATCTTTAAAAATAGTGATTTCACTCATTTGGTTTTCCTTACTGTGATTGAAAATGAACTTACTACATTGAGTCCCTTGGGCACTAGAGTTGGGTGTTCTTCCAACCATGTCCTCAGGTTTACTTGATGAATACGCTGATGTAATACTTCATACAGTTTGTGCTCATCAATATATTCGTAGAATGACTGCCAATCATCCGTTGAATATGTGGTTTTGACCATACGGATAATAGTCCCGTGCTTGGTCTTAATATTCTTGGCTCCGATCTCTTTGCACCGCTCTAAGAAGTGCTGTTCGATAGTAGCCATCTGTTCCTTAATAGAAGCCTCTTCCTCGGCAAACTTGGCTTGGGCTTCCCTCAAATGGTTTCTGATTTTAAGATAAACCTTAACCATACCCTCAAGAGATTCGTCCTCTACGGCTTCCTTCTCTTCTGCTATCTCTTCTCTATCTTGTATTTCCATCGTGTTTTCCTTTCTCGTTTGTATTAGATTAGTGTCTAATTTTTACATTGTCAAGTCTTTATACAGCGATATAATCTTTTCATGGACATCCAATTTCGATTGAAGAAGACTATAGATACGCTTCTCAGCGGGACTACCCTGTAGGTGTACTACAGTTACTGCATTGCGTTGTCCTTGCCTGTGTGCCCTGGAGTTTGCTTGTAGATATGTCTCCAAACTTGTTGTAGGACCAAACCAAATGATGGTTGAAGCTGCAGTAAGGGTTACCCCATGGCTGGCAGCTTGTGGCTGTATGATGAGGGCACGGGGCGATGGCTCTGACTGGAATCTTCTAAAGATGTCGGTTCGCTTGCTGGCTGTAACATCCCCGCTAATGACTTCGTTGGAGTAGCCTTTGTCGCTCAGGAAGTCTGACACCACATTAATTGCGTGGCGGAATGGCACGAATACGAGAATCTTCTTAGAACTAGCTTCTGACAAAACCTCGTCTAGGACTGACAGACGGTTAGAGCAGTCGAATTCCACAACCTCTCCTGTATCCGAATAGACCGCCCCTGCACTTATTTGTAGGAGTTTGTTTAATACGGCGGCGGCATTTACACCTGATATTTCTTCGCCTGCGGCGTGCATCAGGGCTTGCTTCTTCATCTGTTTGTAATACTTATCTTGTTGTTTTGTAAGGGGAATTTCCCTAGTCTCGTAGGTCATCTCAGGTAGATCAAGACATTCTTCCTTGGTAAATCGTATGGCGGGCTGTAGTAATTCATGTACCAACTCGTCGGCATTTGGTCGGGCTACCCATCTAAACTGGGATACCCTAGCCATTACCTTGTCCCGCCATGAACCAAAAAATTTAGGGGCTTTGCTAGGTGCGATTAGTTTGGCTAATCCGTAAGCATCTTCAGGGGATTGTGACGCAGGTGTTCCTGTTAACATCCATAACCAGCGGTTTGCGTTAGCCAACTGAGCCATAGTCTTCCAGCGTCTTGTTGTCACATTCTTATAGGCATTTGCCTCGTCAATCACGATCAAGTCAAAGTCGTTTTTGTCAATCTCGTCAGCAACTATCTCCACCCCGTCATAATTAATAATGACAAAACTGGCATCAGACGAAATAATCTTTTTTCTTTTTTCGGGAGCACCATAGGCAACATCACATGAGCGGTGCATAGCAAACTTAAACAAGTCGTCTTGCCATGCCGATTGCATAATAGATAGGGGGCACACCACAAGCACCCGTCGTATGACACCCAACTTCATCAGGTAATCAGCCGCCCATATAATGCTTGCGGTCTTACCCGTGCCTTGTTCGTTAAAGCAGAATGCTCGTTTGTGTAGTGTGAGAAATGATGCGGTAGTAATTTGATGCTTGAACGGCTTGTATAAGCCAGCAAAATTGTATTTACCGATTATGGGAGATGGCACATCCTTGATGCCTAGATTTTTAAGGACTTGGGATTCTTCTAATCCCCAATGAACGGCTACCTCATCATCGCCTAGGAGTTTGCTCTTAGGTATGATAGCCGTGATTCTTGCAGGGTCGTTGACCCGTAGTAATAAGACTTTGTTATCTACAATTTCCATCGTGTTTAGAAGCGTTATCAGGACAATGTGGAATTCCACTTGCCCTTTTAGTTATACAAAACTTCTTTTACAGCCTGTGTTTACTTAACGGATCGATCAGGATTCCGCTTGAAACTTCTGTTCTTATGTGGAGATTCTAACTTATAACCATCTTTATTACTACCCCCTTTTGATAGGGGTTTACGATGAGATACATCTTTACCTGCACGGGATACACCCTTCTTATCTAAGGTGCGTCTCGCACGCTGACGCTCCATGCGATCCTCGTGTTCGCCCCTAGCAACCTGTTGCTTGTATTCCTTTTTATAAGGGCGGGGTTTATTTACATAGGGCATTGTGCATCGACTTAAACCGAGTTTAACTCGTTCTATTATTCATGTTTTCCATTATGAATGCAAGTGTGCACCGCACAATATCCTTTACAGGTAAAGTTTGGTTTGGGATTCCAAACATCCTGTGTCATAGCGTTTTCAAGGGGGGTATATAAATATAGGGCGTCTCGAAGTAGCCCAAGGTATTCGTCTTTGTTATAGTCCTTCTTTACGAAGTCCTCACTTACAACGAACATGAGTGCTGATTTGATTGTCTGCACTGCGGGGAAATGGGAAAAGACTGCCATCGCTAGGAAGTCTAATTGTTTTGTGTCAGCGTATTTAGCGTTGCGACCTGTCTTGTAATCCACGATCATCGCTTTGCCTTCTTCTTCATTGATGATAATCAGGTCTGCTATGCCTCGCCACCAAACATCCTGTGCAAAGAAGTCACAGGGCTTTCCACTGCTGGTTAAGCCCATCTTATACTCACAAAGATGTTGTCCTTTGACGGCTTTAAGTTTTGCCAGGAATGGTTCTATATACTTGAACTGCTCAGGAAGTTGTATGTTGCTACCTATATACTCTTCCGCTGCCTTATGTAATTGCTCACCATACAACAAGTGTTCGGTCTTAGGTTCTACGATGTCCTTGCGAACTCTAAGGTGGTAATACTTCTTTGGGCATTGATGGAACAAAGTGATACTGCTGTATGACCAAGCAGGGGATTTCATTCGGTTAGTCCTTTTATATTATCAAGTTGCGGTAGTAGAACTTGCATCTCTCTTTCGATAGTCCTCTTATCATTCATATACTTATAATCATCAAGTTGTTGTGATGTGCGTATATCTCCTGCCGCTTCTAGAAGTTTTTCTCTATTACTTCTTTTTATATGAGTGTATCTACCATGTAATTCTCCAATCAGTTTAAGCACCATCTTGTAAGGTGCTTTCAGTTTCTCGGCTATTTTTCTACCCGACATACCGCTTTCTGCTAACTTAATAATATCTACACCAATACTCTTTTTAAGTTCTATATCTGCAATCCAATCTTCTGCATACTCAGGATATTTTCTCCTAAAATACTTGTAGTGTTCTTCGTCGTAGTATTCAAAGTGTTTCTTAACAATATCTTCAGCAATCCCCATAACTCCTCCCGTATCCTGATTCACAATTTAATGGTAGTCCCACCGCCCACTCAGGTGCTGACCGCATACACTCCTCAACATATCGCTTTGCTTCTAACACTTCTGTTTCAGGTGCAATACAAGCCACCGCATCATGCACAGTAAGCACCACTTTGTATCGTTCTGCAATCTTCAACATCTGATGACCGATCACTATCCTAGCAAGTGCTTGCACTATGTTCTCTATAACCTTACCGCCATAGATTCTTACAACCTCATTCTTCCTAGCGTCATACATAAAGCCATCGTCTTTATCATTTCGCAAGTTAGTGTATCGCATGGTAATACCCGACGGCAATAACAAACCGCCATCCATCACCCGAACCACATCATGCTGACCAATCGGTGCGTTCCTCTTTTGTAGTATGAACCGCAGAGCGTTCTGACCTTGACCCCACAACTGCTTGATCTTGAAGTTCTTCTCTCGATAAATACTGATGATGCGTTCCGCCTCAGACTTATCCATAGACACCTTTTGTAGCGATAACATATTCTTAAACTTCTCCGCACCCATGCCGTAGCCACAACCTAGCACCACAGTCTTTCCGATAAAGCGTTCGTCTTTAGTGATGTCACTTACATCTTTGCTGTATATAGCACTTGCCATGAGTCGATACACATCTTCGCCCACAGTAAACTGTTCTACCAAGTCGTTCTGACCTGAGAGCCAAGCCAACATTCGTGCTTCGATTTGTGCTGAGTCTGCATCAATCATCACAAATCCTTGTGGTGCAACGATGGATTTTTTAAGAGAAGAAGAGCCTGTCCTTGAAGGTAGATTTTGTAAGTTCAAACTATCTGCACCTCCCCATCTACCTGTATGAGCCGCATAATATTTAAGTGGCACAGGCAATCTTCCACGGCTACCGATACCTATGAATCTCTCGGTGCGTGTTTCTTCTAAGGTGCTCTTGACTCCTAGCCTTGCGGCAACTGCTGTCTGTATGATTACATCCTCGTGGTCTTGTAATGCAAGGAAGTCCTTATCAGTTTTAGAGAATGCAAGAGCCTCTCTACCTGTTGTAGGGCTAATTTTCGTGGGAGGTTCTACGCCACGACTTCGTAGCCAATCTGCAAACTTGTTGTTAGACATGAGGGTATCGGTGTCCAGACCAGAAGCATCTAATAACTTATCCTTAAACTCCCTGATACCTTTTAGGTGTTCTATAAGAAGTTCCGTATCTACCTCAAGCACAGGTTCGGCAAACATACGAATAGTAAGGTCTATTAGTTTGAGTTCCTGTTGTGGGAATCCATCTAGTAGTTTATTAAACAAGGTGTAGGTCAGTTCTGTATCGTTGACGCAGTAGTCCCCATACCTAGCAAGTTCTT